CGACGCTGGTGCAAGTTTTGCCAGCAGGCGCTGACAACGTGGAGACATCGACCTTGATGACTCCAGACTCGCCAGTGCCATCACTGACGTTGGTGAATTTGATAATAGCAACCCGATCCGAATCAATCAGGGTTTGGCTTCTTACTGCATCTGCCATATATCTCTCCCAAGGTCAAGCGGGAGGATAACCTCCCGCGACCCTAAAGACAATTAATTAGGCCGAGGCCGGATTAATCGAACCGTCCGAAGCGCGCTGGATGTACTCGACAATCAGCGTGCCCTGACCAGCCGACGAAGCGCCAACCGAAAGGTCATAGGTCACTGCCGCATCGGTCGTGCCGACATTGAGCAGCAGACCAACAGCCTGCGAGTTGGTGATCGTGACGGCATACGGGCCACCAGTCGTGATCGTAGTAGCCGAGTTAATCGCCGTGCCACCCACCTTCACAACAATCGTGGAGGCTGCCGTAAAGGTCGTGGTTGTGTTGAACGTGGCGCGAACAATCTGGGCGCCAGCCGGAATCGTGAAGGCGGCCACTGCCGTGCCGTCGTTGTAGTTGACCACTTTGGTCTGCGCCAACACAACTACGCCGCAATTACGGGCGGCACCTTCGCGAACAGTGCCCGAACGAACTGGGCCGGAGAACGTAGTAAAAGACATATTCATTTCCTCACATGCGAGATAACCGTACCAGTCTACATGTCGTCAGCTTGGCCTGTCTGGTACAGCGTTAATGCCAAGAAAGAAGAGGGGGCCTTGCGGCCCCCTCCTTTGCTCCTTTATCAGGAAGCGCCCGGCGAACCCCAGACGCCCAGCGGATCGCTGACGCCAAACGAGTAACGCTCGCGAGCCTTATACCGCACATTCCCGGTATCGAAGTCTCCGTCCATGCTCGTCTCAAGAGGAGCACGCACGAAATGCTTCATGCCGTTCGGAATGTCCGTCATAATGAACCACGCATTGCTGTCGGTCAGGTAGTGGTTGACCGAATAACCCTGCGGGATCGTTCCCATCGCCTTCATCGCGTTGATGTCGTTGTCAGCGGTGCCCGGACGGAGATCCGTATCGAGAACGCGCTTGGCAACAAACATCAGATCGGGCGGGACGATGAGCTTACGCGGACGCGCAGCAATCAGAAGACCACGCTCGTCTGTCCACTCCGAGATCTGAATGACCGCCGCTTCAAGCGACGTTTCGTTCAGGTCAACACCCACCGAAGGACGGTTGGAGTTGACACCACCGCTGACAAGCGGATGGCTCGTGTTGAACAGCGACACGCCGTCACCCGACTGGTAAGCACTGAAACCCGCGTTAAGCGGATAGGCAGCCTTAACCTGCTTCGTGTGCGCCATAGCGCGAGCGAGAGCCTTCGTGTAACGCGACGAGAGCGAGTCATAGAGGTTGTCCTCCATGGCCTCCTCGGTAATCGCGAAACCGAGAGCAATCGTCTCGTGGTTATAGCGAGCCGTAAACGACTCCTGGGCATTGTCGTAAGAGATCGCAGAGCCTTCGTTCTTGACCGGCGCAGCGCCGAATCCCGAAAGCTTCACTTCCTCTTCGAAAGAACGCTCAGAGTTCTCCGTCTCATAGATCTCAGCATGCTCGTCTTCGTACTTCTTGTACTCAAGACCAAACAACGCATTGAGGCCCGGAAGGAGTTCCTTGAGCAACTGTGCACGTGAAATAGCCATTGCTAGTTACTCCTGTTAAATGCCAGCAAGCGTGGTCAACTGGTGATTGTTAAACTTAACAATCAAATCAGTGTACGCATCGCCAACTGCGCTATTGGGGCCATCAACAAACGCCACGAGTCGAAGCGGAAGCGTCGAGGTCGTTGCGGTCGTCGCGTTGAGGCTGTTCTTGCTCGTGCCGATGGCGGTGCTGCCAGCGGTCTGAACAATTTCAGCGTTCTCACCGAGCGCGGCCTGGGCGACCGAGCCGTTAGCCTGGATCTGGAAGACAGCCCACGGATCATCCACAACGTAGGCAAAGGCGTCCGAAGCCACAGTACCGGTCGGCCAGTACTGGGAGAACGTCAGTTCCTTCGAGGTAGGGTTCGTGAAACGGCAACCAACAAAAACGCCAATCGGGGTCAAAGTGGCCGTTCCAGTGTCCTTCTCAACGACACCGGTAGAAACCAGCTTCACAACGTCGCCATAAAATACGTTAGCAGCATAGCCGCTAGCAATCTTGTAGCTGTTGAACGAGCCGTTTTCCGGACGACCACCAAGGACGCCAACCGGCCGCATCCCATAGGGGGTAGCAGTGCTAGACATACTTGATACTCCTGTTAATTAAAATGCGGTTGCCAAGGAACAATTCCTTAGTTTCCGCTACCAAACGTGACTCTCGTCTTACGCTCCGGCTTCAGCATTGGCATTCGCGGGTCATTTTCACGCATGTAGTTTCCGTCGATAGAGCTTACTTGCTGCTCAGCCTTCTGCTCGTAATACTGCTGTCGGGCTTTCGCTTTCTCTACCGGCATCTTGCATAGCAAGAGACCACCTACTTCAATGGCACCACGCTTCGCCCACTCGGAGTTGTGATCAGACATGATCTGCAATTCCGGATGATCTTCAGCACGTACAGGCTCCCAGCCCTCACGAAGGCGCATGGAAGTGTTTTTGTTGTCCAATTGGTTTAAGGACGCAGTACGAACCCACCTAAATACCCACCCGTCTTGCGGGATAGGATCAGGCAGAACCGAAGGGGGCTTCCAACTCTGATTCCGAGTTTCGTTAGCACGAGTTTCAATTTCGCGAGGTTTGCGCTCATTAGCCATTTTTCATCTCCTTCATTACTTGCATGGCATACTGTTGAGGAGTCAATCCAAGTCGCTTGGCGAGAGCAACTTGCGTGGCCGTCAACTGCACTTTGCGTGGGGCTGAACCGGAACTACGAGTTGCCGGGGCCACAACGGGCATCCGCTTGGATGCTTTTCTCGGAGCTGCAGCGCGAGTCTCGACTTCAGCCTGATCGGCTTCAAAGTCAATCTCATCTTCTTCCGAGAAACGGTCAGGGAATACCTGACGCATTCTTTTATTGATGGCTTCGTAATACGCATCAGATGTTGCGTAGTCTTGACCATGCTCACTAATCAGTTTCTGATGAACACCATATGCGAAGCTGGTCATCTCAGGATCTTTACCGAACCACTGATTATCAGCCTGCCAGCGAGAAGCCTTAGCATCCGGCTGGGGAACAGACTTGGCTGCCTGACTCAGGACGTTGGGTGGCTCATAGTCCACCTTGGATTCCCGCAACTTGGCAGCAATCTGACTTGCATATGACGGAGCAGCAGCCTCAGTCAACTGTGCCCGAGTCAGGCTTTGCTGAGCCTTTACGATGGCGTCAGCGTCTCCTGATTCATGGGCTCGACGCAGTTCTGCTTCAGCCAATGCCCCTGCAGCCTTAGCGCGTTCAGTGATCTGCTGCTGGATTGCCTTCTGGCTATCGGTGACCAGCGCGGAGAGACGCTTGTTCTCTTCCTGAATCCGCTGAGCGTAGGTGATAGCCTCGTCACGCAATCGAGAGGCTTCCTCTTTCTGGCGCCGCTCTTCATGGTACTCATACTTGAGCTTATCAATGCGCTTCTTAACTCGCGTACCATAGCTCTCAATTTCAGATTCATCATCAGAAGACTCGGCCTTTGCCTCAGCCTTCTTTGGGCGGCGATCCTCTTGCTTGCGAGTGTCAACGATTTCAATCTTGACATCATCATCAGGCTCAGAATCCCCTGCTCGAGGAAGAATCTGTGTCTTGATCCCGAAGAACTTACTCTCTTCGGAATGCAACTGCTGCTCATCTGCAGCAGATTCAATTTCCTTGTTTTCGTCCGTCATACTCGTTCAATGCCTCGGGGGTCATCGACAACTGCCTCAACGGTGTCGTCATTGATGATTCGGAACTCTTTGTCATGGATCTTGACGCGAGTACCGCTATACGCACGAAACACTACCCAATCGCCTTCTTTGCAATATGGGCCAGACGGGAATCGCTTCTCGTCCTTGTATGCATCCGGGCCAAGTTTCAGGACAAACCCGACAACAGTGGCAACAGACTCGTTGCGTATGGTTTCCGAAGCCTTGAGAATCCCACCTTCCGTCTTCTCTTCGATGTCGGGCAGGGCAATCAAGAGTTTAAAGCCCTTAGGTTCCGGCAACTGAGTTGCCTTCTTCTGGGCCTGCTCCTTATTGGGGAGCGGATTAACGAGAGCAATGCTAGTCATTACTACCTCTACTGCGCGGAGACATT